CTAACCAATTCCTAATGCTACGTTTACCATTTTATTTGTCCTTGTAGATGCTGCTATTATCTTTTCATAGAGTTCATTGTCATTATATCCTTGATTTAAATATTTATTTTCATAATACTCAAAAGGTAGATTAGTATTATTAATACTTAATTTTTCTGCCAACATTCTATCTGCCATTAGCTTTCTAGCTTGTGCTCTATACTTATTTCTTAAAAAGTGAGCTTGCTTTGCTTGTTCTTTTATTGATAATGATTTATCTATTTCATTAATAATGTTTTTATCACGTTTATTATACCATATTCTTACTTCTAAATTGTTTAATTTCCCTATTAATTCCGTGTATCTATTAAAATTATTTGCTGTTCTTACCGCTTTAACCTTTCTTATATATTTCATTCTTTACCATTATATCATATTTGTTAAAATCTTTCAAATTGCACCTTTATATACCCCCTTTACTCACATCACCTATAATCTGAATTCCTTCAAACCTGCATGAATAAAACAACTATTTAAATAGTTAAATAGTTTCCTATATAAATTATAAAGTCAGTTAACATTCATTTAGTCATTTCTTTGTACTACTTATAAATATCTAATGTAGTTTCTTTTAAAAACCACATATAAACTTAACATCTATATTTCATATTTAAAAGACTAGGTCTCAGTATAATTAACCTAATCTTTACTCGTATAAAATACAATCCTATTAAAAGTCTATATGTTGTATTCTTTTACTACTCTTATACTCCTTGGAGATTCTCTTTTTCTTGTTATATATCCCTTTTCTTCAAGCTTATTTAAATGTGCATGAACTGTAGATGTAGATGTTATACCTACAATATCACATAACTCTCTAACTGTTGGTGAAATACTCTCCCTCTGTACATATTCATTTATGGCATTAAGAACTATCCTTTGCTTTTTAGTCAACATTTTATAACCCCCTATAAATACATTTTATCAAACATTTGTTCCCTTTTCAATTATGTGTTTATAATAAGACTAATAAATATTTTACTCCCTACTAGCCTTAAATATTATTTACCTAACTTCTTACAATAATCTATAGCCTTATCTAATGTTTCCTCTCTATTCTTACCCTGGATAAGTACATTTGTATAACCACTCTTATTCTTAGCCTCTCCTACTGCAATAACTGTTTTATATTGTCCATAATGTGCATATGGTCTTAAACAGTTTATTGTTGGACAGTTAATCCTATCAGCTATTACCTCAGCTATTGCCTGGTCTGTTGCATTTGAATATTGTATAATATAATCCATTTTATTTTCCTCTTTACTATCTGTATTAGGTTTTGGTTTTTCTGGTTTATCTACGTTATCTTTAGAATTAATTAATCCAGGATAATCAACATAGCAATAGTTCATATCTACATTACCACTAATGCCATTTACTCTTCCATCACTAGCATATTGCCACATATCATGTTTACCTTTATAGGTACAAGTTGTATTATATTGAGCCACCCACTTAACCCATTTATTAAACCTGTTATCTGTTAGCTTATTATTAAACCAGGATGTATTAGCATAAATACCTGCCCAATAACCAGTCTTTTCTATAGCATTGCAAAATACCTCCGCCATATCTGCTATAATTTTATTAGAGCACTTTCCTGTAGTTCCTGCATCTTCCAAATCATAATAAACTGGATAATCTAATTTATAACCTTTTAATAATCTTAATACATGATCTGCCTCAGACTTAGCTTGAACTGTTGATGTTGCATAAGAATAAATATAAACTCCAAATGGTATTCCAAGTCTTGTGCATTCCTTAGCATTTCTATGGAATTGCTTGTCATCCTGGCTTGTTATGTCATCACCATAACCTACACTTAAGATTGTATAATCTATCTGACTTTTAACCTTATCCCAATCAATAGTCCCTTGGTGATGTGATACGTCTATACCTCTTAATTTCATAATCAATTCCTCCTTAAATATAAAAGAGTGAGATTGCTCCCACTCTGTAAACTACTTATTAATTTGTTTTATAAGTTGATTTGTATAAACACTAACACCTACTACTAGAACACCTTGAATTATAGCATTTATACCAAAGCCCATAAGTGCTATAGCTAGACCTATACCTATAGGTAATAGTATTAATGGTATATATTTATCTTTTATTCTCTCAATTCCTTTTAAAATCATACCTATAATATAAAGTACTGGTATTAAAATTAAAGCATTTTCTGTAATGTAATTAATAAACTCCATAATTATCTCTCCTTCCTATTTAAATAAATTAGTTTGAATTGCATAAAAAAAGAACCCTAGCAAACTTGTAGCC